TGTTAAACGGTCATAAGTTTGGTAGTTTAAGCGACTCTGGATTATCAGGTGAGCTTATTGTTCCACCAAACTCCACGCTTAAACTATTTAACCATAGCTTTCCTGTGGCCTTTCAGTACCAAAAAGAGTGGTTCATGGAATCAGGAAGTTTACCGCTGCGTTTAAAAAGGTCTGTTGTAGATATAGCTTCTGGCAACGTGATGGGTACTGTTAGCGAGCAGGTTTCTGACCCCAGTTATACTGTCACAAATGGCACCCAGATTATTGATGTTACAACTCGTGAAGCACGAGATTCAGATCTAGTTAATCACCTATTTTATTATTCACATGATGACAACTCTGTCCAGCAAATATACACTATTGGCCTTGGTCCCGGCAAAAGTACTAGCGCTGCTACTTCAATTAGGTATGAGAACTATAAAGCGTTTGGTTTTACGCCAGACCGTATTTATGACACCACTAGAGAAAACAAGAATCAGTTTTATAGCCTAGATAATAACAGGTTTGAAGAATACTATAGTATAAGCGGGACACACGATAGCACTACAGCAGGTGTCATCAGCAGTGGTAAATACTCCCGCACGACAACCGGGGGCGGCAATGTTAGCGTCATGCCCACGTCTTCCTATCCGAGGGGGTCTTTCTCTCTTAGAGCAACAGTGGGCAGTGACGCAGCCTATTGGGCTTTTTGGGTACCTAGTAGCGGCTATACTACGGATATTTACGGTTTTCAGAATGATGGCTCTGGTAGTACTAAAAGATTTAACTTCAGGTTTCGGCTTCCTACCGGCTGGAGCGCCTCTACCAGGAGCAGCTTTTGTATCTCTGTTGACCCCGTTAGCGACAAATTTATCATTTGGCGGGTAATTGGCGACAGTTCAGTATATCGGCACGAGTGTGAGATATCTTGGAGTACTTTTCAAACAGGGTATACAACATCCCCTAACCTAAAAACTATTGAATCTAACCAATTTGACTATCAGACAATCTCTCTTCAATCTCCAATGGTCAATAGTATGGCTGCTAGAACCCTTAGTAATAGGATGGATGGCGGCTTTGCACATAAAGGGTCTGATAACTGTTTGTACCATTATAATTCAGACGGCGAGTTCTTGTTCAAGCAAAGTGCTTATGAAACTGCTTCGGGTTCTACAATCGCTTCAACACAGAATACAGTGCCTTGGGCATTTAACAGTCAGGCTGCGGACGCTGGCGTACTCACTGAGCTAGGTATTACACAACCTACTTTCGACATCAACATCAACGGATACACGAGCTAGGATACACTAATGGCTGAACAATTTAAAAAACTAGTAGATGCATCTTTTAGCGAGTCTAACTTTACTGATGGTTCAACTACTATCTACACGGCAAGTCAGGACACTATACTAAAAGATGCCTACATCACTCCTGACGAGGGCTTGAATCTTGTAGACACCTACCTGGAGGTAGACGGAAAAAATATAGGCTCGGCAAATGCTACTGGTACCACGACACTAGCGGGGCATGAAATTATTCCCGCAGGATCTTCTATACAACTCAAAACAAGTTCTTACCCCTTTGTGTTTGAAAAGGTCATTGGTGTTATGTCGTCTGGTACTGACGCTCACATGTATTATTATAGCTACATTGAGAAAGCAGATGGCGGGATCGTTCCAGTATCGGACACAGGCATCCAATTTTCTGTACGAACTACAGCAACTGGTAGTTCTCGTTTTAGTGAAATGGAAGACATTCTTTACACCTCAGTTATAGGTGGGGGGACTGCTATGTGGTATACCGTACATGATAACAACTCTGTGCAGCAAATATATCATACAGGAGCAACAAACACAACCACAGGTAGCGATAATAGTTTTGCTACTAGTAATGTTTACAATTCCAACTATAAAACACTCGCCATCCAGGACGATAGAAGAACCCTTACCCCTACTCAAGCTAATAACTTCCCTCTTAAAGGGTTCATGCAGAACTCCGGCGGAACATGGGAAACATTTAGTGGCCTTGGTACAGCAATGCCTAGTTATATATCTTGGTCAGGTACCGCCTATAGTAAATACGGATCAGGCGGACACCATCAATCACCTACTTCTTCCTACCCAAGAGGTCACGCAGCCCAAGGCATATATTGGTATGTCCCGTCCAATGGCAACCCAAGTGAACTTTACGGTAAAAGCCTTCAAACAGGACGGTTTTTCAGATTCAACCCTATGCCCTTAAGTATAAGCTATCAGTGGGGTAGCTTTATTACGTCAGTAGATGTACCAGCAGACACAGTGCATGTGTACTCTCAAATTAACTCAACTACAATTAGATGGTTTACATTAAATATCCCGTGGTCTGAGTTACGTACATCTACTGATTGGACAAACAACACTAGAACTGATTACGGTTCTTCGGACTTTACTTACAAAGATATCTCTTTGCCTTTTACTTTATCTACTAGCTTTCATGGTTCTCTTATGGGTTACACCGCTACTGGAGGCTTTAGGGTCAGGGATAACAGTGGTATTATGTACAAATTTGAAAACGGAGAAATTATGCACAGCTACGCAGCGCCTCCGTTGTCTGGGTATGAAAGTGTCGGCACACCTACTAGCAGTTATCCATGGAGACACTTCGGGGTTCCTGTTTTATCTTCGGAAATCTCAAGTGCAGGCCTCACAGCACCCGAAATTAAAGTCAGCCTACACGGCATCACACAATAAGGAGAAATAAAATGGCATTGACATCGGCAGGCGGTGGCGGAAAAACGATCGTAAAAAGCGCAACGTCAGGTACACTCTATACTGTACCCGAAGGGAAGACTTTTAAGGGTATTATGTGGAACAATAGCAGCAACGGCCCCGGCGGAGTAAATGGGCAAGTCTTTTACTGGCCTTACAATTCAAGTTACTTTGCTCACAGGCCTTTTGAGATTAACTTAAATGGCGGCGACACAGTTATCGCCCAGAGCGGCGGCACGACACAATTACTGGGGGTTGAGTCCTAATGTACGGATACACATATAGGGTTACCTTTGATGATGACCTATCCGGTACACTAGAGTATGGCTCTTACATCCCGGATGACCTCCCCACAGAGAATACTGCGCCAGAGATTCTTATAGAAGAAGACGGCAGTGTAGTCGAGGGGCCTGAAGTTACCACTACAATAGAGTATGCATATGAACCTGGTACATTTGTACCGTCAAACCACTTGTGGTTTCCGCCTTATAGGTTTGCAAACACTTCTTCCCGATACTTAGAAGCTTTTGAAGATCAAGAAGCTGCTACAGCTTACCTAGAAGACAATCTCTACACTCTCTATAGTGACGCTTGTCCATACTTAGATCCAGCCACGCTGGAGCCTACTGTTCCTGCAGTTCCTTTTGTTATAAGAGAGACTGCTGAGGTTAACCGAAAGAAGCGAGCTATGCTACTGTTCGAGTCTGACTGGACTCAAACTACTGACAGCGTTCTCTCTGACGCAGATCAGACAGCATGGCGTAGTTATCGTCAAGAGCTAAGAGACATCACAAGCCTTACCCCTTGGCCGTTTCTTAGTGAAGATGACTGGCCCACTGCCCCTTAAACCCTTGTTAGGATTACATCTAAGCTACCCTTAAATATAAAACAAAGGATTCTCATGTCAAGAAGAAAATCTCGTTATGCTGCTAAAACAGACAATGTTCATCATTTAAAGGGGTTTCATGTAATCCCTAAAAATGAAAAACAAGACAAGTTAATTCGTAGCATTAAGGTCTATCCTATTACTGTAACAACTGGTTGTGCAGGGACAGGTAAGACTTACTGTAGTACAGGAACAGTAGCAAGTTTATTCTTACAAGGTAAGTACAATAAAATTGTTATTACAAGAGCCAACGTCCCAACAGGCAAATCTCTTGGCCACTTTCCTGGAACTATTCAAGAGAAAATGACACCTTGGCTTCTACCTATGTTAGAGGTTTTAGAACAAGCCTTTGGCAAAGCCAAGTATCAGTATATGATGAATAAAGGCGACATTGAGATACAACCTATAGAAACTATTAGAGGGCGTTCTTATAAGGACGCTCTTGTACTAGTTGATGAGGCCCAAAACCTCACTATGGAAGAGCTTAAGGCTATTAGCACTAGACTAGGAGAGAACTCTAAGTTAATTCTTATGGGAGATCCAGCTCAGTCAGACGTTAAACATGGCGAAGACTTAGTTAGATTTTGTAAGTTAATTAAAAGAGCAGGTATACAATTACCTGTTGTAGAGTTTACAGTAGATGATATTGTTCGGAGCGATATTGTTGCTGACTTAGTTAGAATGTTCATATCAGAAAGAATATAACAATCTATAGGGGATAGAATACCTGACGTTAAAGAAGGTTGGGCTATCCCCTAGTAGTATTAAAGGTGATAAATGTATTATACAGTAGAAGAAATGACTAATGCTTTAAAACAAGCAAAAGATAATATAAATAACAGAACAGGTAAAGTAGATAAATTTACATGGGGGTACAATGACTGTTTTTGTTTTCTTATCGAATATGATAAGGCACTAAAAGGTAAAAAATCAAAAGCAGAAGAAGTTAAAATAGAGTATAACAATCCAAAAGAATATTTATTAGGATTAAGAAAACAAGGATTCACACTTAAATCTTTTGCTGAGTATTGTAATTATGAAATACGCC